ACTGCAGATTCAATCGGTTACTCATCCTCGTTCTTCCAAGACGCAGACATTATTTTGGGCCTACAGCGTGAAGATGAGGCTGTTGAAGACACACGTTTGTTAAAGGTTGTAGCAAGCCGTAACTCTGGACCTGCCGAAGTAACTCTTGAGTGGCAGTGGTCGGAGGGACGATTCCGTGAAATGGATGCTACCGACCTATGAAGTTCCCAAACTTAGACCGTATTAAACGCGTTCTTGAACTTCGTCGTTCAAATGCTGCTCAGCCTATAAAAAGCAAAAAGGCTTACACACGCAAGGTTAAACATAAGAAGGTGGACTATGACCGTTGAAGATATGGAAGACCTGCTTGACCGTTTAGGTATCGAGTACTACAACATTCGTGGCTCTGAGATTAACGGGCACTGTCCCGCGCATTTAAAACGCACAGGTAATGAAGACCATAATCCGTCTTGGTGGATTAACTCTGATACTGGCGCACACATTTGTTTTTCTTGCGGGTTTAAAGGAAGCGTTACTTCCCTAATTGAGTACGTTCAAGGAATTGACTATGAGTCAGCTAAATCTTGGATTGATACTGGGGTTGATTTGGGTAAGGCTTTAGATAGAGCCACAAAGAAGAAAACAATTTTTGAAGAGGTTAGCGATATATCAGAAGCCAACCTTGCTGCTTTTGTTGACCCACCAGAAGAGGCGTTACGTTCTCGTGGCATCAGCCTTATGGCTGCACAGCATTACGGCATCCTTTGGGACCCAAATAAAGATTGCTGGATTACCCCTATTAGAAACCCTATGACCCGAAAGCTTTGGGGTTGGCAAGAAAAAGGTGCAAATAGGTATTTTCGGAACTATCCGACAGGGGTTAATAAAAGCCTCACCCTATTTGGATACGGCCAATACACAGGTGGTCCCATGGTAGTGGTCGAATCTCCGCTGGACGTGGCCCGTATGGCCTCTGTAGGGCTTCTGGGGGGCGTTTCTACCTACGGTTCAGCCGTGTCCAAGAGCCAGGTAAACCTCATTAGAGGGGCTGAGAGCGTCGTGTTCGCTATGGACAACGATAAGGCTGGTCGGGAGTCTTCTAAGGCTCTCCTAGGCTGGAGTTCGCGCCTTGGCTTTGAGGTTAGGTTCTTTAACTATGACCACGTAGATGTCAAAGATATTGGCGGTATGAGTAAAGATGAGATATTTTTGGGCGTCGAAACTGCTCGGCATTCAATCTATGGAGAGAAGGCGTTGGGATATGCATAAAGAATTTAATCTTGGTGGTAAGTGGATTAGTTTTGGATATTCATTTAAGCGTTTTGGTATTGGGTTTAATATTGACAAATATCACATGGATATAGACCTTGTGTTTTTTTGGGTTGGGATTGAGTGGTGATAGTTGGACTCTCTGGCTACGCCCAGTCAGGCAAAGACACAGTTGCACAAGTCCTTGTAGATAACTACGGGTTTACTCGTGTTGCTTTTGCAGACAAGATTCGTGAGTTTTTATACGAAGTAAATCCTATGGTTGGTTGCAGCCCATCAGGTTATTTAAAAGACCTTGTAGACCTTAAAGGTTGGGACACAGCAAAACAAGAACCGCAAGTACGTCGACTTCTTCAAGACCTAGGTGTTGGTGCACGAAAAGTATTTGGCGATGATTTTTGGATTAAGCAGGCTTTAAAAAACGTAGACTACGGCAATTACGTTATTACCGACGTTCGGTTTAAAAATGAAGCCACCGCTATCTGGTCAATGCCAGCAGGAACTATATGGCGAGTAACACGTCCAGGAGTTACCGCTGTTAACGCCCACGTATCAGAAACTCAAATGGATGATTACCCTGTAGACCATTTTGTAAAGAACGACGGTGACGTTAAAGACTTGTGGGAAGAAGTGCTAATGCTTTGTCACCATATGGGTTTAGATGACGATAAGTTTATATGACGTTTAAAGGAACGTTACTTCCTTATCAACCTGATGCCGTTAACCTTATGTGTAAACGACAAAAGGTTCTGGTGGCCTATGACCTAGGACTTGGTAAGACTGTGCTTACTATTGCTGCTATTGAGCGGCTAATGGATAAGAATAAAATTAAAGAACCAGGCCTTGTTGTATGCCTGAGCAGTATTAAATACCAATGGCAAAACCAGATTGAAAAGTTTACCGAGGGTACATCAAAGTCTTTAGTAATTGACGGCACTAAAGCAAAGCGCGAGAAGCAGTACGAAGAAGCCATGGACTGGGTTAACTCAGGGGTGGACTACATTATTATGAATTACGAACAAGTTGTTAACGATTGGGAGTTTGTAAAAAAACTTCCACGAGGCTTTGTAATCCTTGACGAAGCAACGGCCATTAAATCTTTTAAGTCTAAGCGTTCAAAACATACAAAGCGGTTAGCCAACGCTCCGTTTAAATTTGCCCTTACCGGAACCCCAATTGAAAACGGTAAACCAGAAGAACTGTTTAGCATTATGCAGTTTGTAGATGACCAACTGCTTGGGCGTTTTGATATCTTTGATAAAACTTTTATTGTTAGAAACAACTGGGGTGGCGTAGACCGTTATAGAAACTTGCCTACACTTCACGAAAAGTTAAAAGAAGCCTGCGTAAGAAAATCACAAAAAGACCCCGACGTAGCTCCGTACCTTCCCGACGCTATCCATAAAGAACCAATTACAATTACTTTAGATAGAAGCTCGGCCAAGTTGTACAACAAGATTTTGCAGGATTTGTTAAACGACTTAGACGAGGCCCAGAACTTATTTGGCGCTAACTTTAATATCTTTGCTCACTATGGCCTTGAGTCTCAACGTGGCGGAGAGATGGATGAGCTTAGAGGAAAGATTATGGCCAAGGTGGGTTGTCTAAAGATGCTCTGTTCTCACCCAGACCTTATCCGTACTAGCGCCTCTAACTACGACATGATGACAGGCACGGGGTCAAAGTACGCCTACGAGATAGTTCAAGACGGAGCCTTAGAGGGCGTAAACGCCAGCCAAAAGTTTGACTTGCTAATTAATTACGTTAAAGATTTCTTAGATGAGAACGAAGAAAACAAGGTAGTTATCTTTGCTACTTACGTAGACATGCTTGAAAAGATTTCTACCGCTTTAGGTCCAGATATGTGCGTTACTTACTCAGGCCGTATTGATGCTAAGACCAAAGAAGATAACAAAATTGCCTTTAACACCCTTCCTAATATTCGCGCTTTTATATCTTCTGACGCTGGTGGTTATGGGGTTGATTTGCCAGCCGCTAATCTCCTTATTAATTATGATTTACCTTGGTCTGCAGGCTCTGCAACTCAACGAAATGGGCGTATTATGAGAGCCTCTTCTAAGTGGGCCACTATTGTTGTGCAAGACCTTTTAGTTGCTGGGTCTATTGAGGTTAGACAACACGAGATGTTGCAGCATAAAAACGCCGTAGCAAGCGCTGTTATTGACGGTACGGGCATAAATGAGGCTGGCGGAGTAACTATGAGCGTAGGCAGTTTAAGCGGGTTCCTACGCCTATCCTCGGTATAATTGTCGGATGCCTAACGCACCTAAGACCCCTACGCGTACTATCCGCGTCTCAGATGACCTCTGGACTGCGGTTCAGAAGAAGGCTGCCCTTGAGAGGGTAACTGTGACCAGCATCATAGTTAAAGCCCTAGAGGATTACCTAGACCAGCTTGACAGCTAAATAAATCTTCGACTATCTTTGACCTCGAAAGGGGTTGAACATGTCTCTAAACAAAGAAGATTTAACACGTAACGTTCAACAGTTCGTGTCGCTTAAGGATGAAATTAATCTCCTTACAAACCGTCAAAAAGATATCAAGACTCGTCTTATTGACCTACTTAAAGAATACGGCGAGGTTGACTCAAAAGGTCACATTGTCCTTGAGGTAGACGACAAAATAACTGGTGTTGATAAAATCACTCATCAACGAAAAGTTATTAAAAACCTTGACATGGATATTGCAGAAAAAATCATCCAAGAAAAAGGTTTAACAGAGCGCTGTGTCAAGATGGTTCCTACGTTAGATGAAGCAGAGATTATGGCTTCGTTCTACCGCAATGAACTAACAGAAGCAGACATTGACGCTATGTTCCCCGAAAAAGTTATCTACGCCTTTATCGTTTAATATGGCCGAAGACTTTATCGAATCAACTTTTGCTGACTTGGATAATTTTTATCCAGGCAGTAAACGCAAACGTCGAGAAGATGTAAAACCACAAAAGGTACAAGTTGAGTGGGACTCTAAACCAGTCATTAAAACACTACCCAACGGAACTAGTGTGGAGATGTTTACTCTTGGAGCGTTGGCAAATGCTTTAGGTCGCCCTATCATTACACTACGTGCGTGGATGGGCGAGGGTTACCTACCTACATCTCCTTACCGATTGGCGTCAACAATTGACAAAAACGGTAAGGAGGTACAAGGTAAGCGCTTGTACACAAGACCAATGATTGAGGTAACGGTAGAACTGTTTAATAAAGCTGGCGTACTTACGTCAAAGCGTATAGAATGGGCTACTAACCGGCACCTCATAACTGAGATAGCCGAGGCTTGGGATAAAATCCGAGCAACGGAAACAGAAAATAACTAAAACAAAGGAAATATATGTCAATCAATCGAGTTCCAAATGCAGACGAATACGTTTCAGAAGTTGAAGCGTTTGTAATCGAAGACCGCCCAGTTGCGGTTTCATCAACAGCAGTTCAATCAGGTTGGGATGCCGCTGAAAAATTAGCGGGCGCATCAGGTGATTTCCCAGTCGAACTAAAACTTGGAGAAGATTTCCAAGTTATTAAGTTCCTTGACCCAGATGGTCCCTTTGCAACATACAAACAACACTTCCTACAGCAAAAAACTGTTGGTCGTCGTTCATACATTTCTCTTGGCGCTAACGACCCGTTGTGCACCAAACTCAATAGCAAGCCTGAGGACAAGCGTGCGTTTACCGTCGTTAACCTTAGCGCTCCAGGCGGTCCACAGCGTCAGATGATGATTGCTACACCGCGTCTTTACAAGACACTACATGCTGCACACTTCTCACCTCAGGGTCCTTTGAACAAGAACTTCTGGGCGCTTAGTCGCACAGGTAAGATGCAGCAAACTGTTTACCACCTAAACGCAATCAAAGGCCGAGACCTCCAAGAGGACTGGGGCATTGATGAAGCAGCAGCCGAAGCAGCAATCGCACAAATGGTGTGTTATACCAAGGATGATATTAAAACTCATTCATGGGCAGAGTTGGAAGAAATTGCCAACTCGTTGTTAGCTTAAGCAAACTAGCTGTCTAAGGGCTGGGGGCTTTCTTTCACCCCCTTTCTGGAGTCCCCAGTTCTTAGACCTTTAAAGGGGTATGCATGAATATCATTACGACTAAAGAGCAATTACAGGAATTAGTTGACCACTACTCAAAGGTTGACGCCTTTGCGTATGACGTTGAAACTGTAGGAGACCGTCGTGGTGATACTCCAATAAATGAGGTTTTGTGGATTACGTTAGCCACACACGGGCGAGCAGACGTTATCCCAATGGGACATCCTCACGGAGAGTTACTAGATGTGGTTTACCCACTAACTGGTCAGGGAGAAAAACGAGTAGAAAAGGGGCTCCCTGCCAGACCTAGTGACTACTCTCGAGATGCTAAAAAAGCAACGTATGTATTTGGTGATGCGCCACAACAGTTATTTCCTGCCGATGTGTTTAAGGCTTTACAGCCAATTATGTTTGACCCTAACATTTTAAAAGTAGGGCACAACTTACTATTTGATTTAACTTCTGTAGCAAAGTATTACGGAAACAAATACCCAGTAGGTCCGTACTTTGACACAATGATTGGTTCTTTTATCTTAGATAACAAGAACAAAAATAAAGTAGGTCTAGCCGATTCTTTAGCCCGTGAGTTTGGTTATCACATGGTTAAGGGTGTGGGTAAAGAAGTTGAGAAGCACTCTTTTACTCAGGTAGCTAAGTATGCGTACCTTGACGCAAAGTACACGTTTTTACTGTGGAAGAACTTAAACCCTAGACTTACTGATAGTAATTTACAAAAAGTAATGAAGTTAGAGATGGATGTTTTAAACGTCCTATGTTCTATGAAACTTACTGGAGCACCAATTGATATGGTTGTTTTAGAGGAACTTCACGAAAAACTTGTAGAAGATATTGACAAAGCTAAAGCAGAAGTTTTTATTGCTGCAGGGCGTCAGTTCAATATGAACTCAAACCAAGAGAAACAGCATTTACTTTACGCCCCAAAGGCAGAAGGTGGCAGAGGGCTGACTCCAAAGGTATTAACTCTGCGTGGAAATACGCGAGATAAAGAAGGCAAAGAGTTAACTTATGAAGACTATTCTGTTGCAGCAGAGGCTTTAGAACCTTATAGAGATAAGGACCCTTTAGTTACCGCGTTACTTATCTACGCAGACTTAAACAAGTTGCTTACTACATATGTAGTTCCTTACCTAGGTGGCGATGTCACAAGAACTACTGGTGGAAAATCTAAGGTTGAACATAAAGACAGCCTTCTTATTAACGGCCGAATTCATTGTGACTTTATCCAGCACGGTGCTGAGACAGG